ATGGATAGAATGGCTGCAGAATGGGAATGGGATCAGATATTGAGGAATACAAGATTAGCTAGACCTGATATTTGTGTCATCTACTTTGATGAGAATCATAGGCCTTATAGGGTAGAATACAAAATAATTTAATTATAATGAAAATAATACTTGACTTTTAAGATAAAATGTGCATAAGTGGATATATCACTCGGATAGCAGTGATCCTCAGGCTACCCCAAAGGAGATGAATGAGATATGTGATTAGTTATCTATTTACATATCTCCTTGGGTCCTAGGAATAAGGAAATAGATAAACTACCGTGGGTGGTGGGAGGGAGAAGAGGAAGTAAGCTAACTTAAAGGAGAACTATGTCTAATGCCAGAGAATCAATATAACTCTGAAAGAAGGAATAGGTCTCAGGACTATGATACACAAAGAGAAAGGGTAGACTTTGGTAGAGAATCTCGGAATAGTAGAGATTATGTATCAGAGAGAGGAAGTCCCGATGGTTTTGTGTCATCTAATCCAGGACATTTCTATCCTGTGTGGAATGCTCAGAAGCAAACACAAGCAGTAAGTGAAGGAGTAGAAGGAATGGGAAATAGTACTTACTTTATTAAGGAAGCTAATGAAGGAGGCTCTGCTATGAATTGTGTCAACCCCTGGGGTTATGGTCTAGGCTTTGGTGGATATGGCTATGGTGGTAATTGCAATGAAGGACTAGCAGAGTTGATTGTGTCCAATAACGTTGCAGATGGGACTAGAGATACTATCCAGGCTATCGGTGATGCTAAAGGAGATATCATCGGCAATCAGCGTCAGGCAGAATTGATTACTCTTGATGCGATTAATAGGAATGGTAGCGATACTAGATTTGCTGTTGAGAGAAATGGTGGGGACACAAGGACTGCCATTGAAAGAAACTCTTATGAGACTAGAGATCTAGTCAGACAGGGTGATACTGCTAATGCTCTTGGTATTTGTGGTGTCCAGAGACAGATTGGTGAAGTCAAGTATGAACTAAGCAGACAGCTAGCTGATTGTTGCTGCGAGCTTAAGGAGATGATGGCAGCTCAGGAACTAGATAGAACTAGAACTGAACTCAGTGATGCTAAGGCAAAGATTGCTGTCCTCCAGAATAATCAGGATATTCTAGCAGCTATTAAAGCTCTATTGCCTGCAGGTGTGTTGAAATAAGGATTTGATAAATGAGTGAGGTAAAAAGACTAGTAGGGGATAATGGAGTTTATCTCACTAGAAGATTGTTTAGAGAATGGTACGGTAGAGAGGCTCCCTACTGTCTCTCCCGTAAGGATAAGCCAGGTACGCCTTCTCTTTATAGGTTGTACATGGAGTGCAACGATGCTACTGAGTATGAGTTTGCTATTAAACATCTAGCTGGGTGGGAACATTGGCAGATCCTCTGTAACTGTAATTGGTTTCAGAGTCATCTTAAGAAGTGGAGACATGAGCTAGAGGTTAAGCTGAGAAGTGAAGCTATGAAGGCTATTGTCCTAGAAGGTAAGTCAGGTGGCAAGAACGCTTTCTCAGCTAATAAGTTCTTAGTGACTAGGGGGTATTTGACTGAGGAAGAGAAGAAGGGAAGAGGAAGACCTAGCAAGGAAGAGATTAACCGAGAAGCAAGTAGGCTGATGGAGTTAGATCAAACCCTCCTTGAAGGTCTTAGTGTGACCAGGCAATGAGTAAGAGAGACACATTAAAGAATGAGGTCAGATCTGCATGTGAAGCATCACTCTTAACTTTTATTAAAGTAGTCCATCCTCAGAGAGAACTAGGTAAGATTCATGAGGATGCTATCTCTTGGATGTGTAGAGAGGGAGCTAAGTCCCATCAGCTTCTACTCCTGCCTAGAGATCATCAGAAGTCTGCTATAACAGCCTATAGAGCTGCGTGGGAGATAACTAAGAATCCTGCTATTAGGATATTGTATGTGTCATCTACGACTAATCTTGCTGAGAAGCAGCTAGGATTTATAAAGGATATCCTTACTTGTGATAGATACAGATATTATTGGCCTGAGATGGTTAATAAGGATGTGTCTAAGAGAAAGAAGTGGGCTGTATCTGAGATTTGTGTAGACCATCCATTAAGAGCTGCAGAGGTTATTAGAGATCCTACTGTGTTCACTGCAGGTCTTACCACTAGTATTACTGGATTGCATTGTGATATTGCTATCCTAGATGACGTGGTGGTAGATGAGAATGCCTTCTCAGAACAGGGAAGAGCTTCAGTTGAGAGCCAGATAGGTTATATGGCTTCTATATTAGGTACAGAAGGCAGACTTTGGGCTGCAGGTACCCGTTATCATCCCAAAGACTATTATGGTAAGATGATTGAGATGGTAGTTAAGATCTATGATGAAGATGGAAATATCTCTAAGAGCTATCCTCTCTACGAAGTATTTGAAGCTCAGGTTGAATCTAGAGGAGATGGAACTGGAGAGTATCTGTGGCCTAGGAAGCAAAGGTCAGATGGTAAGTGGTTTGGATTTAATCAGACTATCCTAGCTGAAAAGAAGGCTCAGTACACAGATATTAGTAAGTTTAAGGCTCAGTACTACAATCAACCTAACGATCTAGGTACTAGTACAATCCAACCTGATATGTTCCAGTACTATGAGAAGTCTCTATTGAAGAATGAGTATGGTAATTGGTACTTCAAAGGTAAGAGATTGAATGTCTTTGCAGCTATCGACTTTGCTTACACAGTCAATAAGCATAGTGATTTTACAGCTATTACTGTGGTTGGTGTAGACGGACACAATAACTATTATGTGTTAGACATTGATAGATTCCAAAGTAATAAGATTAGTGACTACTTCGATAGGATTCTTAAGTCCCATACTAAGTGGAACTTCAGGAAATTGATAGCAGAGACGACTGCAGCTCAGTCTGTCATCGTAGAAGACCTAAAGAATAACTATGTAAGACCCTTAGGTATGGCTTTTACCATCGAAGGTAAGAGCCCTAGCAGACGTCAGGGAGCCAAGGAAGAGAGAATTGAAGCTATCCTACAGCCTAAATATGCTAATAAGCAGATGTGGCACTACAAGGGAGGCAACTGTGAGCTGTTGGAAGAGGAGTTGATGCTCCAAAATCCTCCTCATGACGATATAAAAGACTCCTTAGCTGCCTGTATAGACGGCTGTATAGCCCCATCTTCTGTGTCAGACCGTAAGGATCTTGATAAACCGAGATATAATGTCAATAGATTTGGCTGGTCAGCTAATATATAAGGAAAACTCATGAGTGAAGTGCTAACTTTAGAGAAAATGATGCAGCCAGACTCCTTGGCCTGCAGAATTTCTGACCATTTCCTGGAATGGGAGCGCCTTAAGGTTCCTCTCAGCAGCAGATGGAAGGAAATAGACGAATATATCTTCGCTACCAGCACAAAAGACACAACTAACGGTAAGAGTGACTGGAGTAACACAACTACTATTCCTAAACTGTGTCAAATTAGAGATAATCTCTTTGCTAATTACATGGCAGCTATGTTTCCTAAGCGTAAGTGGCTGACTTGGGAGGGAGATAGAGCACAAGATGAGACGATAGAAAAGAAAAGAGCTATTGAATCTTATATGGACTGGGCTGTAGATAGGAATGAGTACTACAATACTATGTCCAGACTTGTGTATGATTATATCGATAGAGGTAATCTCTTTGCTACAGTAGAATGGGTAGACAAAAGAGTTAAGAATGATTCTCCAGAAGAGGTAGCCAATCCTAGGATTAAGAATACACAGCATGGATATGTAGGCCCTAGGGTGGTTAGAATAGCCCCTGAAGATATCGTATTCAACCCTACAGTCCAAGACTTTGCTAGTACTCCTAAGATTGTCAGATCTCTTGTGTCCCTAGGTGAGGCTAAAAAGGTTGTAGATAAGGAAGGCCAGGATCTAGAAGCTATCGAAGATGCTAAAGATCTATGGAATTACCTTATGGAAGTGAGGAATGCAGCAGGTGCAGATACTTCAGCATCCAATATGGTCAAGGATAGAATCTACAATGTGGCTGGTCTAGGCAACTGGAGAGATTATCTTAGATCTAATATGGTTGAGATCCTTACTTTCTATGGAGATATCTATGATGTTGAGAAAGATCATCTCTATGAGAATCATATCATCAAGGTTATAGATAGACACAGAATACTAAGTATTAGACCTTCTAACAATTACTTCGGATCTATTCCTATCTATCATGCAGGCTGGAGAATGAGACCTAACTCCTTATGGGCTATGGGTCCTCTAGAGAATCTAGTAGGTATGCAGTATAGAATGGATCATCTAGAGAATATGAAGTCTGATGTGTTCGATTTGATTGCTTATCCACCTTTGAAGGTTAAAGGGTATGTCCCAGATTTTAAGTGGGGGCCCATGGAAAGAATTGAAGTAGGAACAGAAGGCGATGTAGAGATGCTTGTACCTCATGTCCAAGCTCTACAGGCTGACACACAGATAGCTATTCTAGATGCTAAGATGGAAGAGATGGCAGGCTCTCCTAAGGAAGCAGCAGGCTTTAGAACTCCTGGTGAGAAGACAGCCTACGAAGTCCAGAGACTTGAGAACTCAGCCTCTAGAATCTTCCAAGCTAAGATTATGCAATTCGAGAGAGATGTCTCTGAGCCTTTGCTTAATGCTATGCTTGAGTCTGCTCGAAGGAATATGACTGATGTAACAATCAGAGTCTTAGATCCTGTCCTTGGTGTCGCAGCTTTTGAAAGCTTAACTCCAGAGGATATTACAGGTACAGGTAGGATTAGACCTATAGCTGCTAGGCACTTTGCTGAGCAGGCACAACTAGTCCAGAACTTGAATAACTTCTTCGGATCACCAGTAGGCCAAGACCCTAATGTTAAGGTTCACTGGAGTGGTATTAAGATATCTGAGATGATGGAAGAGATTCTTGGTGTCGAACAATATGAATTGGTATCGCCTTTTGTGGCTATCTCCGAGCAGCAGGAAGGTCAACAGCTATCCATGGTTGCTCAGGAAGATACGGCTATGATTGCATCTACACCTGGAGAGATTAGTCCAGATGACTTCTAAGATTCATTCTGATTGGTTCTCCAAGGAAGATAATAAGGAAGAGTTACGAAAACATCTCTTACTAGCTAAGACTCAGCTATCAAAACTAAGAGATGTAGTTAGGAGAAAGTTAGATACAGTTCTGTCTCAAGAGGATGGAACTGTAGAACAATATAATAATTCTGATTGGGCTTATAAACAAGCTCATATCAATGGACAAAAGAACATCCTCAAATGGCTGGACCAAGTCTTGGGGAGTATTGAATAGGAGAATTGAGTGACAGACTCAGATATTTTTAATGCAGATAATAAGGCTAAAGTTGAAGACGACAAGCTTCCTGAAGGTACTAGTTATCTGGAAACTCTAGTTGGAGAAGGCAAGACTTACAAGGATGCTGAACTCCTGGCTAAAGGTGCCTGGTATAAAGATCAACACATCAAGAAACTGGAGATCGAGAACCAGGGCTATAGGACAGAGCTAGAGAAACGTGCAAACTCTGAGCAGTTCGTGAATCAAATCATGGAACGCCTGGGGGCTGCTAAGCCTAAAGAGGAAGATCATAGTAACCAGAGTCAGAACAACAGCTCTAGTGAACAGAAGCCAGACGTAGCACAAGTCGCAAGAGATATTTTCAATCAAGAACAACAGAAACTTCGAGAAGCTTCGAATAAGAACTACTTTATGCAGGAGGCACAGAAGATCCTAGGTGATGATTTTGTGTCTAAGCTTGATAAGATGCTTCCAAGTCTAGATCTAAATAGGGCCTCAGCTAATGAGTTGGCTGCTAAGAACCCTAATCTATTCTTGAGTGCTCTTAGAAAAGAACCTGTGAAAGTAGATAACTCTCATGTTCCTCCTCAGAATGGTGTCAGAAATGTGGGTAGTATTCCTACTGGTGGACACAAGACATGGAAGGACTATGAAGCTCTGCGTAAGAGTGATCCTAGAACTTATAATCACTACACTACGCAGGCTCAGATGATGAGAGATGCTACGAAGCTAGGAGAAGACTTCTACAAATAAGGAAATCTAACAATGGCTTTTCAAACTACTAATACAGAGCATGTGATTAGATCTACTCTGTATACTAATCAGCTTAAGACTCGCTTCGAGGACAAGCTTACGGCTACCCCTTGGGTTTATATGATCCCCAACTTCACTGATGGTGACACAATCAATATTCCTAGCATGGGTCAGGCTGAGATTTACGATTACGCAGAAGGTAATCCTGTCCGCTTTGGTGCTATCGACACTGGTAACTTCCAGTTCAGCATCAATCAGTACAAGCAGGGTGGCTTCTACATCACGAATAAGATGAAGCAGGACTCCTGGATGGCTGATCAGCTCACCTCGCAGGCAGGTAGAGAGCTACAGCTAGCTCTTGATGTCAACGTCGAGCGCGCTATTCTTGATGTCATTCCCAATGGTCAGACTGCTAACAACCCTAACAACATCAATGGTATTCCCCATCGTTGGGTTACGGATGGTACTAACCAGGTTATTGAACTAGAAGACTTTGCTAAGGCTAGATATGCTCTAGATGAAGCTAATATTCCTGCTATGGGTCGTATTGCTCTAGTCGATCCCACGGTTGAGTTTGCTATCAGCACTCTTCCTGTTGTGATCGGCCAGACTGGTCAGAATCCTGCTTGGAATAACTTCCTTGAGACTGGCGCTGCGACGGATGGTACAAGATTCCTTCGTAACATCTTTGGCTTCGATGTTTATGTGTCTCCCCATCTTAAGAAGGGTGTGAACGAGACTATCAATGCTGGCTCGGGCAACAAGACTTCTGGTGCTGGTGTCGCTAATCTATTCTTCTCGGCTGCGGGTGGGGATAAGAATCCCATTATCGGTCTTGTGAGACAGCCTCCGAAGGTTGAATCCTGGTACGATCCGCTTGAGCAGAGAGAGAATTACATTCTTACGATGAGATATGGTTTCTCCTTGTTCCGTCCTGAGAATGCGGTTGTGGTTATCACTGATACTGATCAGGTGTTTGTGTAATACCAGAATAAAGGAGTAATAATATGGCTTATTTGAATGCAGATAGCCTTTGGATTAAGTCTAAGGGCGAAGAGGGTAATACACAGAAGGGTGGCCACTACTACGAGCTAGGCTCTCAGTCTGGTCTAGCTGAACTGGTTGTTGACTTCGGGGATATCGGCTCTAGTGCTGCTATCCCTGGTTCTAGCACCGGTACGCTAGGTGTCCAGATTCCTAGTGGTGTCCGAATTACGGAAGTTGAACTGTTCGTTGAGACGGCTTTCACTTCTGGTGGTGCGGCTACTCTCGATGTGGGTCTTATCAGGTATGATCGCAGCACGGAACTAGACTATAATGGTTTTGTTGCTGCTCTTGCTCTGACAGCTATTGATGCTGCAGGTGAGACTACGGTTCTTAGAGTCGGTAGCACGGGTGCCGGTGCGCTTATTGGTACGACTCTTGCCAATCCCGGTATCATGACCGTTAACTACGGTACTGCGGCTTATACCGCTGGCAAGCTTAAGATCCGCGTTAAGTGGTACAGACCTAATACGACTGGTTAATGAGTAAGGGCTGGGGTGTAAAAGCCCTGGCCCTTTTTTATTGGGAGGTACAATGCCATCTATTACTTGGATGTCTCCTCAGTGTATTTCTCTAACTACAAATAGCTCTGGTCAAATATCTTGGACCTTCCCTAATGCTTATGCATCAGGAACTGTACCTATCTGTAGTTGGAATATAATGGTAGTAGACAACAACACATACATAGTTAGACCTTTATCTGTGTCCAATACAGATATTACACTTCAAATTTTATACATACCAATAACTACTATTCTAGGTATTAGTGTTATGGGTGCCCCTCAACCAGTAGGCAGTGGTATCTTAGTACACATAACAGCCAATAGACCTTAGGAGATAACATGGCGAAATTGACTCTTACAGACCTAGCATCGTTGTCTAACGAGGCTTCGGCAATTGCAACTATTAATGCTAACAACACAGCTATCGAGAATGCTCTAGAGAATACTCTTAGTCGAGACGGTACGTCTCCTAACACAATGAGTGCTAACCTCGATGCTAATAACTTTAAGATTATAAATCTTGCAGCTCCTGTAGCTGGTTCAGATGCAGTTAGAAAGACAGACCTTGATAATGCTATTGAAGAGACTGCAGACGATGTGGCGGCTGCTCAAGCAGCGGCTGCAGCAGCAGCTACCTCAGCGACTAACGCAGCTACTAGTGCTACTACAGCCTCAGGAGCGGCGAGCACAGCGACTACTCAGGCTACAAATGCAGCAGCTTCAGCAGCAGCAGCGGCAGCTAGTGCCGCAGAGGCAGCAGCTATTGTAGGTGCTGAGATTGAAGACGTAGTTCTAGGCCCAGCTTCTGCAGTTAACAATAATCTTGTGTCATTCGATGGTACTACAGGTAAGCTAGTTAAAGATTCTGGTGTTGCCGTAGCAGATCTTCTTGACACAGGTGATATTGGTGTCTCTATCCAAGCTTTCGATGCAGATCTAACTACCCTTGGTGGTCTAGCCAAGACAGATGGTAACTTCATCGTAGCAGATGGAACTAACTGGATTGTGGAATCAGGTGCGACAGCAAGAACTTCTCTTGGCCTTACTATTGGTACTGATGTTCAAGCTTTTGATGCTGACCTTACCACTCTAGGTGGCCTTGATAAGACTGATGGTAACTTTATTGTTGCTGATGGTTCAGCTTGGACTGTAGAATCTGGAGCCACAGCTAGGACTAGTCTAGGTCTAACGATTGGTACGGATGTCCAGGCACAGAATGCTAACCTACAGGCTCTGGCAGGTACTGGTACAGCTAACTCTATCGTGGCCAGAAATGCTGGTACTGATGGTGCTCCTGATTATGTAACCCTAGCTGAGTTTACAGATCATCCTACTCCTGCTGCAGGTGACTTCCTTATCGGATACACATCAGCAGGTAGCCTTAGAAAGATTGATGTTGGTAATCTTCCTGGTGGTAGTGGATCTGCAGATCTAGGTTACTATATGACTACGATGGATCCAGCTAACAATGGTGTCACTAATGCTGCAGCTTTGACTGCAGATATTGGATTTGCTGGACTTAAGACAGTCCTTATTCCTCCGGGTACGTATAAACTAGATACTACCTTTACATTTGCTTCTGGTAACAAGTGTGCTGTTAAGATCTCCAATGCACCTGTTAACATTAAGATGATGCCAGGTGGTAAGTTTATTCCTGATACTGGTTTCAACGGATCTAGAACACATATGTTCTGGTTCGGTGGAGATCAAGAGATAGATGATGGTGATCCTGGTTGTGATGTTAACCTAGAAGGTATTGTCATTGATGGCCTTAGTCAGTTTGAAATGGGCATTAGATGTAATATTTCTAGAGTTAGAATGAAGGATATGGACATAAGAAATATCGGTCAGACTAGTGTGGCTGGTGTAGTTGGTACTTATGGTATGCTTCTATATCGCTGTAGGAATGTCTGGATTGATAACTATGTTGGTGTCAACATGAATGCTCAGAAGAATAACGTCTACTCTGACCAGCCTGGTCTTGCTAGACATATTTTCTTCTTTGAATGCTTTGACTATCATCTTCAGAATGCCTACCTTAAAGATGGTGCTGGTGACGACTATGATCATCTGCATTGGTTGGATCAGAGAACTCCTCCTAAGATGGTTGGTTCTATCGAGAATGTGTATATGGAGTACACAGAACAGCATAGAAGATGTCTGAAGTATCAAGGTGGATACCACGCAGCTAATAATGTTACTTGTGTTCCTGCTTCTACCTTTACTGCTTATCCTGTAGGTACTGATTATCAGAGAGTGACAGGCATTACTAAGGCTAATCCTGGTGTTGTTACTGTTACAGGCATCGGCAGCTATCTAGCTAACGGTTGGACTGTTAGACTCTATGATGTGACTGGTATGACTGAAGTCAATAACCAGGTTTACACTGTGGCTAATACGACATCTAGCACCTTTGAATTGTCTGGTACTGATACTACTGGATTTGGTACGTTTACAGGTGAAGCTAAAGCTAGACGTGTTAGACTTATCACAGGTATTACTCAGGCAAACCCTGCTGTTGTGACTACTTCGGTAGCTCATACTCTTAGCAATGGTCAGAGAGTTAGACTTTCTGGTGTTGTGGGTATGGAAGAAGTTAACGGTAACACTTATATCGTTGATGGAGCTACAACTACTACCTTTCAGCTAAAGAGCACTAACTCTACTGGATTTGATGCTTATGTGTCAGGTGGTGAAGTAGATAAGGTAACCAGTGTAGGTATTGAAAACCTTAACTGTATTGACTTTGCTGGCTCTGTTGAAGGTGAGCTAATCCTTAAGGATAGCTATATTGATGCTACAGGTTACCCAGTCGGTATCTCTCATGGTATTGGACCGCTAGGTAGAGTTATTGTGGATGGATGTATTGTTATCGGCAGTTATAATGATAACACAAGAACATTCCCTGAACCTACTCATAATGGTCAGGATTCTCAGACTAACGGTATCTTGATGGTTAGCACAGACAACGAGTCTGGTGTTAGGAATTCTAGAATCGTAGGCTGGGGTTGTGCTGTTGCTCTACAAGGTAATAGAACATTCTGTACTGATAATATTATGGATGATCCCAGAGATCAGGCATTCCATATGGGTGGTTCTTCTGCTAAGGATGGCCTGAATGTATCTAGGAATATTGTGTACACAAGAACTCCGGGATACCTAGCATCTGTGTGGCAGTCTGGTACTAACCAAGGCTCAGCTCGTATTCAGAACTACACTAACTTTACGTGTAACGATAATGAGCTTATCCAAGCAGGTAACACAACTCACTACACAGACTTTATTACTGTGACTCATGCATCTGCTACAGGCACTGCTGATGGTAATAAGGCTCCTAGTGGAACTAGACCTTTCAGAACTACGTCTACTCAGGCAGTTAAGAAGGGTATGGTTCAGGGTAGAGTCCTATCTCCTATTGTGTCAGCTACTCAGGTAGGCAACGTAGGCACAGGTGAGGACAACCTGATTAACCTTAGCATTCCAGCTCAGGCAGCTATGAATATAGCAGGTCAGGGTATTGAATGTATCTTCTCTGGAGCTTATGCTAACAATGCTAATGCTAAGACACTTAAGTTCTACTTCGGTGGTACAGCTATCGTTAATAAGACACTGACTACATCTCAGGCAGGTACTTGGCTGATTAGAGTTATTCTAATTGCTACAGGTGCGTCTGCTCAGAGCTACGTAGCAGAGTTTATCGAGCAGGGTACAACCTCAGTTAGAGATGTCCTAGTAGGTACTACAGCTATCTCTTCTGCATCTGCTATGACTGTCAAGTGCACAGGCACAGCCACTGCAGACAATGATATTACTAATAACCTAGCTGTTGTTAGAAGCCTGGAAGGAACGCCATTGGTAGAATCGTAAGGAGATTGATGTGGCTAAAGAAATTGAATTTGATGTCTTGAGAGATGAGTACACAAAACTCTTAGAGACTTCAGTAATAAGACAAGGATCAAGAGAGGCCATCAATAAGATGGTCCTCAAGATTAAGAACAATGAATCTAGATATCAGAAGGTTTCTGCGGCTACAGGTGTACCTTGGGAGTTTATAGGAACTGTTCATGCAATGGAGAGTGGGTGTAACTTCAGCACCCATCTTCATAATGGTGATCCTCTAACTGCTAAGACTAAGCAAGTACCAAGAGGAAGACCATTAGGTACAGCTCCATTCACTTGGGAAGAGTCTGCTATAGATGCACTCAAACTAAAGAAACTTGATAAGGTTACTAAATGGACTAAGGAGAGAATTGCCTATGAACTAGAGAGATACAATGGCTTTGGCTATAGATTGTATCATGGTGATGTTCTTAGTCCTTATCTCTGGAGTGGTACTTGTCATTACTCTAAAGGCAAATATGTAGCTGATGGAAAGTGGGACTCTAGTCATGTGTCCAGACAAGTAGGAGCTATTCCAATCTATAGAGGATTGACAGAAGGATTAGTGTCTACTGTATCCGCTAAGAACTCCTCTAAAGTTAAAGTTAATAACACAAGCCAAGGATTCCTAGGTTCTATCGCAGCTACATTAGGTGGATATTTCACTCTGGATTATTTCCAACTTGTTGTTCAGGAAGTTAGAAATATAAAGGAGTTTGTGTCTGATAATGCTCTGTGGTTTGTGCTAGGAGGTATTGCTGTAGCTTGGTTAGTCCTTAGATGGATGAACTATAGGACACATAAAGACTACTTAGAAGGTAGATATACTCCAAGTGGAGAGTCAGATGCTTAGTATCTTTGGCATAGGACCTATGCTTAACTTAGCAGCGGCTATATTAACTGTAGTCGCTCCTTTTATAAAAGTAGCCTTAGAAGGATTAGTGTCTTACTTAAAGGTAATTTGGTCAGGTCTTAAGGATATCGTAGATTCCATGTCTACTATAGTCACTGTGTTATCCTTAGTAGCTGCTACTTACTTTTACACAGCTTCGTTGCAGAAAGAAACTATCATAAAAGATAGCAAATGCCATGTAACTAAGACAATTAAAAAGGATGCAGCCTATGACAGATTCAAGAACATATTCTCCCACTGAGGTAACACTACTTCAGGAAGTGGCTAGAATGTCTGAGAAGTTACAGACTGTTCTGAACACTATGGAGTCTCAAAAGAAGGCAACACAAGAACAAGAGGACAGAATTAAGAATATCGAATCTAAGATTAACTTCGCTGCTGGTATCATATCTGTTGTGTCAGCGATCTTTGGTTTCGCTATGGCTTATGTTCTAAAGAAAGTAGCAGGCTAATGAGAACACTGAATGAGATTGTACAGGATCTACTGTCGTCTATGGATAGCGATGAAGTTAACTCTATTCATGATACAGTAGAATCTAACCAGGTAGCTAGAGTCGTAAGAGGTGTCTTCTATGACTGTGCATCTGATCTAGGACTAGAAGTTAATGAAGGACTGTTTGAACTAAATCCTTCAGGTAATCCTTCTCAACCTACAATTATGTATCTGCCTAGTCATGTGTCTAAGCTCTATTGGATTAAGTATAACAACAAGGGAGCGACTGACACACATAGCAAGTATATAGACGTAGAAAGAGTTGACTATCTAGATTTCTACGAAACACAATTTAATCTTGATTCTTCTCTTGACTATGTGTCAGAGATAGTATATAGCGTTAATGGTGAACCATTTGAGTTTAAGTATGAGACTAATGGTTTCCCTAGAAGATTTACTAATCTGACTACCAGTACTCTTCTGTTTGATAGATACGATATTGATATAGATTCTACTCTAGTTAAGAATAAGACTATGTGTGGAGGTATGCTTTATCCTGAGTTTCAGATGACAGATAACTTTGTTATACCTGTTGATCCTGCTCAGCTCAGTTATCTAGTCAATAAAGCTAAGGTTAGATGCTTTAGTGAGATTAAACAAGTCGAGAACAGAGAAGCAGCGAGTGAGGCTTCTAGACAAAAGATAGCGCATCAGAGAACTAAGAATAGACTTCCTGATGCAGATACAGCACTACAAAGACAAAACAAGATTACAGGATATGGGAGATAATATGATTAATCCGACAGACCAGCCTAATATTTATGAAGGTGAAATTCAGGGACATAAGTTTGTAGCTAAGCTAGTTAGACCTTATGGATTTTGGACTATCAACAATGCAGCAGGCGGAGACAAACCTAAAGAACTAGATAGTGTGTTCACTTCAAGAGAGCGAGCAGAGCTTGCATTCCGCAACTATGTCAATCGTATCTCTGCCAGAGTTACTAAGAAGGAACCTGTTAAGGAGGTCTAATGGCTAGACAAAGCGGTTTTATTGTGCAGAATAAGCCAATCAAAGGGTTGATTACAGAACAGACCGCTTTGTCATTTGGCGATGAAGCCTGCACAGAAATCTGGGATTGCAACTTAGATGATAAGGGTAGGGTTAAAAGAAGAAAAGGATTTAGGAAAGAAGTAGGAGGGTTAGACACAAATCTAGAAGATCAAGTAGGTGGTGTCACTTACTCAGAGTACACGTGGAAGAGTCCCGGTGGAGACACGACTAAGAAGTTCTTTGTGCAGCAGGTAGGTTCTAAGGTTCTATTTTATGATATCTCTACTGATGATACTGTAGCGAACACAGAGCCATTTTCTCAGATACTAGATTTGACTGTGTACCTAGCTCCCTTCGTAGAAGATGAGAATCCTGCAGAGTTTATGTGTCAATACGCAGATGGTAACAAAGATCTCTTCATAGCTAATCCTTATTGTGATCCTGTCTATGTGTCCTATGATCCTATTACCAATCTAATCACTTTCAATAGGATTGTTATCTATACTAGAGACTTCGAAGGATTGGTGGACGGAGTATCTGATACATTTAGACCTACATCAACTTTAAATAATATCAAGTTATCTAATCCTAATTTCTTCTATAACATTATCAATCAAGGTTGGGGTCAGTCTCCAGCTCTTCAGATGTGGGATAATCAGAGAAGTGATCTACCAAGTAAAGCTGATCATCCTAGTTTCTACCGTAAGTCTGATGATGTAGCTTTTGATAACACATTCGTACAAGCTAAATCTCCTGGTACTAGACTAGGTAAGGGTGGACACTTTATTCTTAGATTGAATAATGCTAATAGAGCAGGAGCACTAGAAACAGAAGGTTGGGGTAACATTCCTGTTCAGGATCTAAACTCTAAGCCATTGCAAGGCGGTCTTGCTATAGGAAATGCTAATAATCCTAATTTTGCTTTTGATAGCAATCAGAGTACAGTAGCTCTAGCAACTAATGTAAATACTCTTATAGTTGGCAAAGATATGGGAGTAGATAGTTCTACTAAAGTTCTAAAGGTTATTGTTACTCCTTACCATCATCCTAATGGTAGATGGCATTTCTTCTCTAGCGATTCTGCTTCTGGTCCTATTAATATAGGTATTACTCTTTATGGAAGTAATAATCCTCCTGTAGGTAATGGTTCTAATGGTACTGTGTTAGGAACTACAGGTACTATCGTAGAGGATAACAATGACACAGGAGGATTGACGAACTATCCTTTCGGTATACAGATTGTGTCTAACGATCCTATTACACAATATAGGTATGTCTGGGTTAGGGTTGTGTCAGGTCCAGTAGCTACAGTATATTGTTCTGAAATGTACATCTACAGCGGTGACGATACATCTGCTCCTCAGAAGTGTAATGCTATGGCTTTCTACGCAGGTAGAGTATTCTATGGCATGAGTAATAAGGTTATCTTCTCTCAGATCGTAGAGTCTAAGAATCAGTATGGTAAATGCTATCAGGCTAATGATCCTACTAACGAAGAGATATCAGATCTTCTTCCTTCTGATGGTGGTGTCATAAGTATAGTGGAAATGGGTGAAGTGGTTCATCTATTCCCTAGCTATAACTCTCTTATTGCCTTTGCTACTAATGGTATTTGGCAGATAAGCGGTAGTGCAGGTGTATCATTCAGAGCTGACGATTACACAATAACAAGACTGAGTGACCAGGGTACTGAGTCCTCTAAAAGCTTTGTTAACATTAGAGGTGTTCCAATGTGGTGGGGTGTGCAGGGTATTATGACTTTGCAGTACGATCCTCAGTTTGGTAACTTCTCTGTCGTACCTGTTACAGAAGAGACTATCGATACTTTCATTCAGGATATACCTATCAACAATAGGAAGTATGTTAAAGGAACTGTAGACTCAACTAACAGAATAGCTTCTTGGCTGTATTCAGATAGTCTTAGCTTTGATCCTAATGCTCCTGTGTACAACAAAGTATTGAATATGAATATGCTGACTCAAGCTTTCTATCCTTGGACTGTACCTTCTAGTGAGGTGTTTAAGGTTGTAGGTATAAATAATATAAATCCTACTGTTGTAAATCCTGAGTCTGTGTTCAAATATACTGTTGTGTCTACGCTAGGGGCAGCTCCAGGTACGACTAATCTGTTCTTTGCAGAAGCTACTAATCCTGGTTATAAGGATTGGAGTGGAGCTCAAGAGCAAGATTATCAGTCTTACTTCATTACAGGATACAAACTAGATGGAGATGCACAGAGAGATCTGCAGCTTAACTATGTGACTGTGTTCATGGAAGTGGAAGCTAACTCTAATGCTTTCCTGCAAGGTGTATTTGACTTTGCTACTAACGGTAACTCAGGAAGGTGGAGTACCAGTCAGAGTTGCTATGACCAAGCACCTAGCAATGCCAACATCTCTATGCGTAAGCTAAAGATAAGAGGTAGAGGTAAAGCTATTCAATTAAGGTTTAAATCAGAAAGTGGAAAGCCCTTTAACATTATAGGTTGGGGCATCTGGGAGAGTGTTAATGCTACTGTATAAGAATAAAGAATATGAACTAAAGGTAAGCAGAGGAAGAATCCAGGATGATGTAGCCTGGATGTTCCTTGATGCTCTGGATGAAGTAGAATCAACTATGTCTCCTGAGAAGCTAGAAGAGAATATAGATTCCTATCAACATGATGACTATGATAATCGTATTCTCTTTGTGTTATACCATGATCTAGAACCTGTTGGACTACTAGCTTGTTATCGAGCAGGAGACACAGCTACAGAAGAACATTGGTACGTTAAGCCACAGCATAGGAAGTTTGCTAATATTAAGGCTATGCGTAAGTTCTTTGGTATATGGCAGAAAGGTATTGGAGCTAAGGAGATCCTTTACAATAAAGTAGGAGGCGATAGATGGGTCTTGAAGCAGCCACGATAGGCTTGATCATATCTGGTATTGGTGCAGGTACTGCAGTCTATGGCCAGGTACAAGCCGCAGAACAGAAGGACGTAGCTTCAGAAGCTTCTCAGAAAGCAGAAGCAGCTAGGAAGAGACAGGCAGAACTAGAGGAAGCTCAGAGACGTAGACAGCTTATTAGACAGGCTATCATAGCCAGGAGTACCGCTCTATCTAATGCTACTGCACAGGGTGCAGGCGGAGGCTCAGGCTTCTTTGGTACAGCTACTAGCTATGGTTCTCAGTTTGCTTCTAACATAGGCAATCTAAACCAGAGTTCTGCTATTAGAGATGACATCTTTGCTGCTAATGCTACGTATTCTCAGGCATCAGCTAGTGCTCAGAACTACGGTGCTCTAGCAGAAGCAGGTGGAGATATCTTTGCTAGCTCAGAGAAGCTAGGTAAACTATTTACTAATATAGGATAACCAATGAAGATCACAGAAGACATTATCCAAGGAGTTCTAAATGCAGGTCCAGAAGATCCTGAAGCTCACTTCGAGCAGCTAACACAGACTCAAGAGATACCTGAAGATCCTGGTGTCTTTAAAAATGTACAGATGTATACAGGAGAGACTATTCCTGATGGTCTTGTGTCAGAGGAACTATCTCCTGAACTAGCAGCAGACAGAGCTTTGAGGTATCACTTTGCCTTAGGTCATAAGTCTCCTGGCTTGGATCAATTGTCTTATGATCTTATGAGAGGCAATGAGTCTCAGCTTAGAGACACAGAATATCTGAATAGAGTGATAGAAGATAAAGCTATGAGAGCAAGGCTAGTCGATGAGATCATCTCTCAGACTGGCA